CCACCATCGGATAAATTTTGAGGCGAGTTTCCAAGCCTCAAAACCAGAGAATCCAGCAATTAGCTGATTGAAACGTGATGCGATACCGCTCTCTGCTGACAACAAGGTCCAAAATTCAGCAGAAAGTTTAGTCCAGCCGCGCAACAGCCCCCCATTGATATAGGGGACATGTCGCACAGCTAGACCGGTAACTTGGAAGCACTTCGAATTGATCATCAACATCGAAGGCTTGGACGACACTGGGGACCACGGTAAAACATAGTTTTTCCCTGGACTCAGCGCTAAACCACATGAAGTGGTCAAGTTCTTCCATTTTTCCAGCCATCCGCCACTTCGTGGAACACAGAAAAGGGCGTCATCTCCGTTTATCAAAATCGGGAGATGCCGCGCTTTGCTCTCAGGGTTAACTTCCCTGAGAACACTGGCGATGACTGAAAAATTTGCGATACAGAGGACAACAAACGAGGCATAGGACCCCATCAACTGCCCGTTTCGCTGCTTCGCATGCACACGAGGAATAAATTTATAGCAAGGAGAATCCTTCTGCAGACGATTCTGCCAGTCACTCTCAGTGATTGACGGATCTTCATACAGGAAATTCTCCGGTAGCTCATCAAAATATTCTCGCGAGTAGTAAACTTCATGACCAACCAAACCACGAATCAAAAGATCCACGAAAGATTGGCCAAAAAAGTTCAAAAACTCAAGTGCAATTGCAACAGACAAATCTGAACGCAAATTGTCAGTGGCCGCAGAGTAATCGGCCGAGACGACCAAAAGATCGGCCTCAGAACCATAGTACTCTGCCGAACGTCGCAGGAACTCAGCGACGTCTGACTCTCCAAAACTGGAGCGGGTCAAGCAAAAGTTGTAGGATTTCGCAATCCAACGACTCACTGACACTTGGAAGGACTTCAATGCAAGGTAGGGCAAGGTCTCGCCCTTCGTAATTACTCTAACCTTGCATGGTTCACAGATCGGGACTGCCTGCGCTCTGATGGGTTGAGACCCACCACGGAGCGCCTCAAGTCGAACAGCAGAAAGCAGTCCCTTGGGGATAGAAAGATCGTACTCGGCGAGTCGCTCGAAGAGGGCTGTTTTACCTCCCTCCTCAAGAAGACTCACTCCAGTCGATGACTTAAAAAGATCATCGACGGTCATGGACCATTCGTGCCTTGTTGCAAGTCCCATTCGACCGATAGATTGAACAGAGTCGTCAAGTTCACTAAGGAACTCTTCAACTTTATCAGAACCGAAATCGAAGGGATGATTGTACAACAAACTCTCTGGGCCACCCGATGAGCGTGAAAACTCAAAGGATGCAGCACAAGAG